ACTTTGGATATTGAGCTTGTGTCTCTGCATTTACCATTTCAATAGGAAGCTGAAGCCCTTGTCTAGGAGATTCAACATCACCAAGACTCGTCGGATACACGATCCCATCAAGAGGAATAATCACACGATCAAAAGTTCGATCATAAACCAAACTAACCCGCCGAATATTTCCACCAGTAACTGGAATAGCATAACTCGAAGTTCCAGACGTTACGCTGACCGTACTATTTAGCTGCAACAACCAGTTATACAGGCCGGTATGCAGAGCATCCTTTTGAACGCGATCAACCCAAGTAATAAAAAGGTTTGCATCAGGAGCAGAGCTACTCAAAACCTGACGAAAATCATTTGTCGAATTATTAATAATATCTTGACACTGCATAAATGAATCCTATTCGGGGTGACGAGGGGTTTATGGCCTGGTGAATTCCGGGTTGCGGGCCTGCTCTAGGCAGCCACACCAGGCCCCAAACCCCTCGTAAGCTACCATCCCATAGTTGGAATGCCTTGCTGGTTACCAATAACGTATTGAGTGGCTACGTCAGGCTGGATGTAATCTGTCTTGCGGTAGTTGACGCGTAGATCGCGTCTAATTTGTGCAAGGCCTACATCAAAGTCCTTCTTCCAGAGAAGTGTTTTTGCGGAGGGTTCCCTATTCGCAGCAATATCGATATACATGCTTGCAAGATAGTTAACGCCAGCAATAACGATGTCTTTGTATGCGTATGGGATTTGAAGAACTTGTGTGGGATTGCTACTTGTAACCTGTGCGCGCGTCATGTAATAACGGAACTGAATTACATAAGCGCTAAGCGGCTGAATGGAGGGGTAGGCGGGAGGTTGTCCATTTACAGCGGCTGTTGAAGGAGGTTCTGAATAAATCGTTGCTTGCAGTACTCCGCCCGTCGTAACTGTTATTTTCCAGGTGGCTACACTGGATTGATCTGTTACATATACTGCAGGATAAACGTTTATAATAGAGGGATTTGGAGAAATCATAGTCGTGATGAGCATTCCAGAACCGTTAACTGAAACTTGCCACCAATTATTGCTAGTATCCCTTAAGGCCCAAAACGAGGGAAGAACAGGAACTCCTACATTCGTAGTGGTCAACTGCCCAGTTGACAAGATCGCAAGGATTGTATTGCTTGAGGAAGGAGGGAGATACACGGTGCTAGGTACTTGCAAAGTACCTGTATTGATTCCTAAAGTTGATTCCGTCCAGTTGGTGCCCAGGGGGATTGGCGCAAAATTCTGTCTGTTATAGCTACTAACTGAATAACCGATATAAACGTTCCACCATCCATAAACCGCTTGATTGCCCGCAATTCCAGAGGGCACGGGGTTCGGGGAGTTGACTGTAATCAATGACCCCGCAGGAACAGCAGCTGTAAAAGGAATAGCACTTTGGGTACTCTCTCCGTTGAGCGAATCAACAAAGGTTACAACTCCAAAGTATATTCGCGCCGGTAGTGAACCGCCTGCCGTAAAAGTAATTTCAGGAGTCTCAGGTACCGGATAGTACAGATTTTGTGCGTCGGGCACTGGCTTTAGTACGATAGTGCCAGGGTTCGTTATGGAATTATAGTAGGTCCTTGGATATCCGTAACGAAGCGACCCGTCTCTTTGATTAAAGTAATTAAGAGTCGTTTGACTGTCAGAGTCCTCTTCAATCTTCGTCCAAGTAGTAAGATTGAAGACAGAACCGGGAGCGATGTTTGCAAAGTTTGTTAATTGATTCGCTGTCTGGAAAGAACCCGCCGGAGGAGCCCCAGAAACTAAAGTATAAGAACCAACTCCGGGCATTGTCGTAAACACTTGTGGATCAGAAAGCAAAAACCTCCACTGAGATTCGCGTAGTATTCTTTGATGAATACGATCCGTGTAATCGTAAAGAGCCGTTCGATTCGTAGTTTGCGACTGCGAGTCTTGTATTGCTGCATTTACAATATCTTGAGCTTGAATTACAGACATTTATAATTTCCTAGTAGTCTTCCAAAACCAACGATCCTGTTGAAATAGCCCCTGTAACAGTTACTGCGGCTGACTTCGTCGCCCACTCGTTACCCTCATTTGATGCGTCCGCTGCCCTTCCGAGTTCCGGCCATTACTGCCGATCGGTCCTACCTATGGGTAAACCCACAACATCGCTTATAACCACGCTACGACTGAGGGGGCACCCATGTGTGGTAGTAAACAATAATTCGCAGCGCCCCGGCCCCCGGAGTAGCGTTGAAGGTCAACTGCACCGGCAGCGCAGCCCCGCCGATCTGGTAGTATCCAGCGTTGCATACTCCTGTAGCACCCAGCGTTAACGCTTGCGCGCCGCCCGAGAAGTAGCATGTGCTGTACCGAGTAGCCGATCCAGAATCGCCCACGGTGAAGCTCGTTGCGGTCGTAATTGCTGTCGTCACGCGGTAGGTGATAGCGTCTATGACAGAATTAGCGGGGAGACAACTTAGGACCGTGCTTGTGGTCGCACTGCCAGTGTTTACACTTGTGGTTCCAAAGTTGGTAGGGAGGGTAGAGCAAGCCGATGCTCCGCTTGTCTGCGACGATCCACTTCCGTGCGAGTCTGTTACTAAAAAATTGCCAAGGGACTCCGTTGTACCCGGCGATCCCGGAGTAATTTCCAGCGTCGGTCCCGGCGCGGATGAATTACTGCCGAAAAGCAGGTTGCCGCCACCCCCGCGAAAAGCGAAGTCCCCTGAAACCGAACCCAATATGAACGCATTGCTGGCAGTCGGCATCGCTACATAGTTGGTCGACGTCAGCGTTTGGTTTGCAAGCTCAATGGCAGGGTTCGTTGGCTCCGCAATCACAAGTGAAAACGCGGGCTCATTGCTGCCGGCACTGCCGATCATCACATTGCCGAGAGTGTTTTGCAGCAAAAGATTATGAATTGTGCCAGTGCCGCCAGCTTCCGAAGATAGGAACCCGTCGCCAGTGGCGTAAATTCCCAGCCGGATTGTTTCGTAATTTACGGTGCCTGGCTGGTTGCATGCCGTTGCAAAGTTGCCGTCGCAAATGTCAGTCCACGCCACGCCCGTGTTGCCATTAAAATTTGTTGCCCCAGCCAGCGGGACTATATCGAATGCAATATTCTTTGCGCTCCCATTCGGCATCACGTAAGGCACTGGTATGCCCACGGAAGTGCGGTCCCCCCATAACACCTGATCCCCAGGCACCCCGGTGTTCATATTTTGCAGGATCGAACCATCACTATTTAGAACGATGGATGACGAACCAGATGTACCCCCTGTAATAATAGGAACAGTTATTGAAGTAACTGCTGTTACACTGCCGGGGAAAGTATTTAACTGACTTGAACCACTACCTGTTTGGGCTCCTCCTGTAACATTATTCCAGCTAGCAGAAGCAACACATCCAACTGTTGTAAACGCACCTGATGTACCATTAGGACAAATAGCGGAAGTACTTGGTGTGAGCCCTGAGTCGATGTAAGAAGGTGCTGTAACAATACCGGTAAAAGTAGGAGACGCTAAAGGGGAACCACCAAGATTAGAAAGTGCCGTACTAGTAGAAGCAACATCGCTAAGATTATTTGCAGGATTAAGCGGTGTATATCCAAAAGTATTACAATTCTGACTTACAACTAAGCCCCCTGAGGCTACAGCCAAACACTGATTAGTTGTTAAAGAGGGTAGATAAAGATTATTACTAAAAGAATTAAGACCTGTAAAAACGTTACTTGTGGACAAAGCAGGATAAGTCAACGTCTGCGCTGCTAATGGAGTTACTAGTAACAAAACGAATTGTATAAGTTTCTTAAACATTTTTCTTCGCAAAGGCGGAGAATATCTCCGTAATTTTGTTAATACCATAACATGCCCCGCAGAACCAAACCTGTCCTTGAAGCTGTTCGGAAGTAGGAAGGATATCGTGAATATTCATCACGGAAAGATTTAGCTTATGCGCAGCGAATCCGACAAAAAATGTGTCCCACAAAATACAAGCGACGAACGCAATCGCCGACATAGTTCTGCCAAACGAAGCTTCGTCGCTCGAAGATAAACACTTAGAAAGAAAAGCAAACATTAAAGGTCCTTATTTATGTAGTGCGTACCCCACAACAACACCAACTCCTACCCCAATTGCAACATGCTCCGCCCCTTTAAGAAAGCGCTTAAAGTGTGAACCGCCCTTTAAAGTAGTAATTTCCGAATCGTCTGCTTTAATAGTATTGTCTCGCGAAGCAATTTGTTCCTTGTCTCCTGCGATCTGTATTTGATCAGCAGCAACTTGATTCTGTGCTTCCTTAAAATCAACCGCCTGTTTCGCAATTTCAGGAATCTCCGACGCAGGAATTGTCACGGTAGGAACTTGCGTAGTAAGGACGGAATCAGTTGACGAGGGGTTTGGGCCTGGGGTTTGTGAAATGTGCGTATTAAGCTGCGTGTTGACAAAGGCAATCTGTTGGCTCAGCGTCTTCGCTGCGGTAAGCTGTGCCTGCAATACCGCGTTCTGCTGCTTTAGCGTATCCTGAGCTGTGCTATCCGCAGACGTAACTTGCTTGTCAGTTGTCGCTTGCGTTGTTTTGGCTGTAGCTACAGCAACAACACTTGCTTGATCTTTTATGGCCGTGTCGTGCCAAAGCCACAAACCAAACACCAAACCTCCCACAAGAAGCGGGTAGGTTAGCCAATGAATATTGGGAGTTGGAAGCGTGACAGTTGTTGCCATTTATTAGTTAGCCTCTGCAAAATCAGCATCAGGATTCTTCGATACTGTCCCAATTCTGGAACCAGTTCCAAAACGGTTCATTGCACTAGTGCTTACGTAATCCTGATTTGGGCGCATTACACGAACGTCTGCCTGAAACTTCAAGGCGATACGGTCTTCAATGAAGTCGGCCAATTCTGCATCAACAAAGTGGCGGCCAGAAGGAAACTCCAGCAAGTTTACGCGAATGGTTGGGTAGGGAAAATCATGCAAATCGCGAGCAGGAACTTCAATCCAGCGCTTTCCGCGTCCTTCGGGTTTGGGAGTTGTCGTTCCCAGATCAATCTTAGCCAATTGTAGGCTCCTTAAAGTTTGAGGGCCAGTTTCCCAGCCCTCTGTTGTTACATACCTGCGCCGGAAGCGCCTGCAGCATAGCCGTCAGAAGGCGAGCCCGGAGAACCTGCGCCATTAGCACCAGCTACCGCACCTGATTCAATCTGCGGCACAGAATTGTGAATGGGAGAAAGATTTCCCTTCCCGTACTTCTGGTCGACGTAACCATGCCCCTCGGGCTTGTGGATTTCGTGGACTTCGTGCCGTTCGTGTGACTGTTCAAACTTAGCCATAATGTATCCTTAGAGAAGGGGAGATTGCTCTCCCCTCTCAATTAGATTAGGCGTGGGCCAGAGAATCCAACCCGGAGGTAAGATACAAGGTCAGCCAGTTGTTATTCGTGATGATGGACTTAAAGGCGAACTTCCAGCCCAACTTACGAGACTGCTGCAGAGGATCGGTCTGCCCGCCAGGAGCAACCACATAAACCCGAAGGTTCTGCAAGTCGCTGATCTGATAAGCGTAACGCGCGATCATGAAGCTGGAGTAGACCTTGGTCGAAGTTCCAGTCGTGGTGTTCGACGTGTTCGGGAGGAAACCCGGAGCGTTCGAACGCACAACGCGGATACCAGCAAGGGAATCAACCTCGCCCCGCCAGATTTTGTCTGGGGAGTTAAGCTGGTGCGATGCCTTCCAGTCGGGGTCACGCAGCAACGCGTTATAAGCGTTGGGTGCCATAACTGCAACGTAATCGCCACCGTCCATACCGCGCGCGCCCAAAGTCTGGAGCTGAGCTTCAATGGCGGTAAGGTCATTGTAGCTGGGCAGATCGGTAGGGAGCAAACCCGTAATCGCAGTACGCCCATTCGGGAAGTAAGTCTGCGTGGAGGCGTTCAAAACATTAAAAATAAGCTGTATCTGTGTTTAGGCTTCCGTTGTCACCAACGGAGCACTCTCATAGTCGCCTATGAGATCGGGCTCTATCTTCACCGGAGTTACCGGGTCTAGCGTATTAGTCTCTACGGATTTTCCGCGTTGAGTAAGTGCTTTTGCTTTCCAATACAGTGCTTCTCGTAAAGCAGGATTCACAGTATTTTCAAGTGCCGCAAACTCTAAAGCAACCTTAATTATTTCTTTTTAGGTTCTTTCACAGAATCTTTCCTCGGTATTGTCTCTAAAGAGATGTTCACCGATTTAGCTAGATTTTACTACGACCAGTTATATTTAATCGTAGGTTTCGGCTGCCTGTAGTGAAAGCAAGTGCATAGTCCTTTGGACTACGGGATGCTTGGCCGTCAACTCAGCCAAATCGCTGATTCGCGTCAAAAATCCGTACTGCTCGACCACCGCGTCGAACTGGTTCAAAGTTAGCCCAACAGCGTCCGGAGGAAGACCCTCAGTAAGCTGAGTAGGAGTTGTAGAAGTTGTGAACTTTTCCTCGCGAACGAACTGAATCGTGCGGGACGAATTCGATGGGATCGGCGCTTTTTCGCCGAACTGTAGACTTTCTGGAATTACTCCCAGGTCTGGACTATCACTTCACGAGTACAACGTCGTGTTTCTTCGGTTAGTCTCTGCGGCTGCACGGTTACCCTGCTTGCCTCTGATTGCCCTGTCTTATATTAGACGTAGAATACGCCTTCTATGACTCAGGGTTTCCAAGGTATTTAGAAGAAATTTAATCTCGACCAAATTTGACATCCATCGAGAATCGTATTAAGCTCAGCAACTTCCAAAAGTTTCGCAGAGAAGTAGGTCTGCAGATCAGCAGCAACGTTGCCTGCATTTCCTGCGGTTCCGGTTGTGACCGTGACTACATCGGCACCAAGGCCGAGCAAACCAAATGCGAGATTAAGAAAGTTTTTGAACATGATGTACCTTTTTAAATTACCATCGTTGGTTCAGCAACCCACCCGCTTCGTACTTCTCAACAGTAGCTTTCCTACCTGCAGCGGTATCTAGAGAAGGCTGCACAACAGGAGTGCCATTGGAAGAAGGCGGAGCAAGTGAAACTGATTGAACCGTAGGCCGGGGTGGAATCGGCGTGTTTTCATTACGTGCCGATTGAATAAGCTCCGGAACCCGACGACCAAGACTAGCCAGATAAGCTACCCGATAAAGCTCCGGCAACTGCTGAGCAGCCGCTGGATTCGCTTCAGCAGACCGAATTGCATCGGCCAGCAAGGGGGCATCTTGAGAAACAGCAGTGTACTGCTCGCTTGCCAAAAAACCCTTAAAATCGGGAATCTGTTCTGAAACTACCCTCTCAGCATTTGCACGACTCAAGGCAGTAATGGTAGGAGCCAACGGCCCCAGACTGTCCCAAATCATCTTACGCTGAATTTCCATATACCCCTTGCGGTCGTTCTTCGCAACCGCAGCAGAAGCGTCTTCGAAATATTTATCCGAATCTTCCGTGTAGTTGAGTGGGGCCTGTGGATTTGGTCTCTGGACAGAAAGCGGGTCTTTCCCCGTGTTCTGCCTGACTTGTTCACGTAGCTGAGCAATGAGCGCGTCCTTATGCTCAATGCCCTCGACGGCATCCCCAATCGACTTATAAACAGTGCCCGTCTTCGTCTTTATAACAGGCTCCGCAGGTGTTGTCACAGGCGGCGTTTGGGGTTCATTTACTGTATCCACCGTTGTCGATGGCTTATTCTCTCCAAAGATGTCGTCTAGACTCAGATCGCCACCTGGAGCATCATTCAAATCAAATGTCATTGGTTTCCTTGTGGGAATAAATTTATTCGGGGGTTGTGGCCCCGATGCTTTCGATGGAGGAAAGCAATCTCTTAAATTCTAGGTCTTCGTCAATAGTCGCTGCGCGAGGCTTTTTATCATGAAGGTTACCGATTGCGGTATTGACTTCTCGTTGTAGAAGCCCAAGCCAAGAAACGCTAGTGACCAGAAAATCGACATCTCTTATGTCCTTGTGGCGAACTGTCTCTAGCTGGGCTCTTAAAGCCGCTTGCCGGAGTTTCATTCGATTCAACAGCGCAATCATGCCGGGATGATTCTTTAAGCTGGCAATTGCGGCGTCGTCATCGGCGTGTGTAACCGCCACACCCTTCTCAATTTCTACAACTAAGTAGTTGACGAGGGGTTTGGGGCCTGGTGCTAGTTTACGCCAAATCCAGGCGAAAATCCCCTCGTAATCATTATGCGCCATGTAACCCCGTCAGTCCTGTCGCGTTCCCGCCCATTGCTTGCGAAAATTCTCTTACAGCTGATTCATCGCTAGCGCCCGCTAAGCTTGGATTGTGGTTCGCGCCAGCCGGTCTGCCTTCAGGGCGTTTTGGTGTGCCTACCGGCTTATGAGGGTTTTTGCCACTACTTCGAGCTGAGGCTTGCTGCGCTTTGAACTTGTTGCCTTGTTCAGCAACCGCCATCGCAGATTCAGTGTCAAGAACCTTCTCGATGAACATCTCTTGCTGTTGGGCAGCTTGAGCAGCTTGCTGTTCCTGCTGGACTTGCTGATCAGACTTAATCATGTCGTTAGCGTTACGAATTTCAAGCACCTTAGCAATCTCTCGGAGGCCTTCCCCTTGATTCCAGTAAGGCGAATTCATCGCAATCTGGGCAAAGGTCATGAGGTTACGCTGACGGACCGTTTTGTTGGTCGCGTAGTTTGCTGCGGTAAGGTTAAATTCGTAGTTGCCAATGATTTCTTCAGGATCAATCATCTGCCACTTAGGGATAAGCGGAGTCTGCGTCTTGGTGATCAGGACTTCTTCTTTATCCGACATATACTGCTGAATCATCGAAGAGCACATTGCCAGCATTGGCTGCAGAATGTCGAGCTCGAGATTCCGAATGAAGAGCTTAAAGCGGTAGTTACTCTCATTAATGACGGAATTGATGCCAGTTGCGGTACGATTGCCTGTAGGAGAGCCGACAGACTTGCCGTAAAAATCGCTAATACCAGAACCCATCTCGATCATGCCTTTGTAAAGGTCAAGAATCGCGTAGTCACCTTGGTTCGGCGTAAAGAAGGGTAGGGGGACTAGAACTTCACTTGGGTTTCCGTTAACGCCGACTTTGCCGCCTGGTACATTTGCTTGATTTAGCTGTTCGTGATCAATATCAGCGTTTGTGTCATAAGCATAGCGCCTGTTGATAGCCATATTCCAGTTGTCAGTTGTCATACAGACAAATTTATTCATGGCTTCAGTAAGGTCGGTAATAACCTCAATAGCGCCTATTCCGTAGAGCTCGTTGGGGAGCTTAATGTACGAAGTATAGAGAATAGGATTTCGCTTGTGATCAAACTGGTTTGGGCCGCTCCAAAGTAAGATGGGCGGACCATCGTAGAGCTTCCGTTTGTAAGGAGAGTAGGCAGTCGCGCGATAGGAGGCTCTAAGGTCTTTCCACGCGATTGCATCTTTATCTTCACCAAAGGTTACAAGCGTGCAGCTCTGATCTTGATTATCCCAGACTTCTGCGTAGCGAACTAACACAGATTCTGGATTCTCAGGGCATGCACCAGCTATATATTGTTCCAATTCAGTAAGAGCCGTAGGATAGAAATAATCTTGTCCGGTTGCTGCCTTGTATGCTTGGCAAGAACGTTTAATGTCTCCAAGCGTACGTTCTGTTAAGCAAGCAGAAATATCTCCGTCAGGGTCAACAACAATATCATAAATATCAATAGCAGTGATAAGTGGGCATGCCATCGGAACTTGGGTTGTCTGCGGCTTATAACCAAGTAGAATAGGCTGCCCCGTATTTGGATCAAGAATTGGCTGGCCGTCTTGCCCAGTTGCGTATTGCGCTGTTGGCTTGGTAAGCGTTTTAAAGTCCCAATTCCAATCTACCTTAAGCGCTCCAAAACCGTAGATCGCGATATTACGTACTAGAGACTCGAAAGCTGCCTTAAATTTAGCAAGAAGAAGCTTTTTATCTAAAATTAGCTGCATTGATTCTGCGGCATGGTCGTCCTGCTGGGTAACTCCATCAACTTCAAACCAAGGTGCGAAAGAGAAGAAAGCATCATCTACGCGCGATACAATAGTTTCTACGTTGCTAAGAGGGTAAGGAACAAAGGTGTTGGCCCTATTTGTGGAATTGTCAGGAAACTTCTGGGCGTCCCGTTGCCCTATATATTGCCTGTAGAAAATTGCCCGCCGAGAATCGAATTGGCGTCTGTAGTCAACCCCTCTACGAAGGAACCGTAGGGCTCTTTCTTTCGGCCCTCCATAAAGCATTGTTGCGCCAAAATCCATTTAGTTCCTCGGCACTGCACTGACAGTGATAATCGTTGAAGCCGCAATAGACCAAATCGAGATGGCGTTATTGTTATGCCCAACATCGTAGATGTATACGCCAGCAGGAAAGTACATATCCGTCGCAATTGCGGGATTCGTAGTCAGGTTCGTGGCAGTACTAAACTTCACATTAATAGCGCCTGAACAAGCAATCCTGATAATCGCATCATTGCCCACAGTAATGACCGTCGAGTTTGCAGACGCGCCAAGAGTAGCGTTGTAGATATTATTAGTAGCAGTTCCTGTCGTGTTAGATGCTACTGGTACAAAAACCGAAACAGCCATTATTCTACTCCAAATTCTATTTGCGCATGTTCATACGGTTCGAAGTCCCAAGTGCCTCTCTCGACCAT